GGTGTTATCATCCATTTCTTTTAACCTCGACTTTAATTCCCTTGCTTGGTCTGCATTTAACGGAACTCCTTTACCGTGAATAAATCCATAAGCACCACCACTTTTCATTGTCTTAACATTCAAGTCTAATGCTTCGTTTGATGATTGCGTGTTTCTTAACGCTGCTCTTAATGGTGATTGTCCGTATAAATGTGATCCGTTTAAATCAAAGTTAGGATTTGCATATTTTATATGTACTACATTTTCAGCTTCAAAGTCAATATATTGCATCCCTTGTATTAAAGTATAATGTGATATTGGACTTTCTAATCCTAACATATCAATATTATCTTTTAATACTATTTGTGTTAAATGTGATGGTAATAAATACCACGCTATTGGTTCTCCTTTATTCATCCCCTCATCTGGACATAACAAATAGATATAAGCATTACCATTCAATGCCATAAATGTTTCGTACAACTCTTTAAACTCTTTCCAAGTTTGTAATGGGTTTGGTCGTTCTAAAGGTAAATCTGCATATTCACTATCAAATGCTTTAGATTCGTATAATAAACGCTTAACTTCTTGTTGGGGTGTTAAATCATATTTAGTTGATGTTACTAATCTATCACGCTTTCTTTTCTGGTTTTTATCTACAACCTTTTTAACGTTAAAAGGTACTGAAGATAGTTTGTTTGCTCTTTGAGATACTACCGAATAAATGATTGGATTGATGTTATACCCATCATCTATATACGTTTCTCCTTTATCATCATAGGAAGTAAAAGAACCACCAACCCATTTAAGAAAAGCATCGTTATATTTATTCATTGATTGTTTTACACCACTAAAGAAAAAGGGGTTACGAAAAGACAATTTAGCCATTATAAGTTTTATTTATATAAATATCAAAAGTAATAAAAAAAATCGATATAGTTATTTTAGTTAAAAGAAAAATACTTTAGGTGCTAACTCAAACCAATATCGCATCATTATAGAATCCCATTCATCTGGTGATCGACCTATCATTTTTTTAACCACATCTTTAGAAACCAAGGCAACTCTACCATCTTTATCAATATCTTTTTGCTTTACCTGTTCCATTTCCTCTGAAGTAATACCAATAACGATACTATCATTGCAGAACTCTCCTACTTCTCTATTCACTATTTTGTTAGCCATTTTATATCCACATTGTGATTTAAGGTTATTAAAGTTTTGAGATATACCATCAACATCTAATGCTTTACTATTATTAACAAAACCTTTACAACCTAAGAAGTCAACAACACCACCACCAACACCATCTTCATCAGCAATAGTATTACTATTACTAACACCATACTTTAATTGTATTTCTTTTACTTTATCTACAACGTGAACTAATCCACTCTTTGCAATTTCATATCTGTAAATGCAAACCCATCCGTGCCATACTCTTATAACGGTTTTATCTTTACCTTTACGAGCAACATCAATAGTAATGTATTTATTGCCATCTGGTTTTAAATGTGTTGGATTCCAATAATCTGAAATACTATCTAAATCAATTAATGTACTTGGATCATCGTCATACTCCCAATTCCCATAATATAATCTTTCTTTACTATTCTTATCTAAACTAAGTAAACTATCTAAATAAGACTTTGGTAAGTGTGGGTTATCTGTTGGTAATGCTTGTATAAACTTTCTATTGTTAGATAATGTATTTTCTCTATATGGTTTATAGAATACTTTGTATGTCCAATTCTTTGCAGGGTTACAACTACCTAATAGTTTTGGTGTTAAATTGTATTCGTTTAATTTATATCTGCATCTACTTAAAACGATTTGCCAAGCCTTATGCACTACCTGGTTGCATTCATCAACAAAACCACCAGTAATTTCTAATGAACCTAAACTATCAAAGTTCGGATCAGATGGATATAAAAACAAATCTTGTAGTAATATTTCGCTTCCATTAGTCCAATAGATAATATGATTTTGTGCATTGTATTTAAATTGGTCTGATATACCGAGTAATGAAGTTAATTCAAAGAATGTATTTAATGTAGTTTTTTTAAGTGATGTTAGTTTTGCCCTACCCATTAACCAACGAGTGCCTGGATATAATTGACATTGTTCAATTAACCACAAACAACCAAGAGCAGATTTACCACCACCAGCTGCACCACCATAAAGAATTTCTTTAGTTTCTTTATCTTTTAAATAATAAACTGCATTTTCTTGTTTTGGTAGTAGATTCATTCATTAGGCTTAGTTCCATTACCTAAACTAATTACACTAACTGGTTTATCTTTATCTCCACCTTCGTGTTGAAGTTTAGACGTTTCAATAAGTGAATGATAAGACTTTAATATGAAGATTCCTAAAGCGACATTTATCTTACCACTTGCAGTATGTTTTACAACTATTGATTCGCATTTATTAGTTAATCTTTTTATCGTGTTAAAAACTTCGAAGTCATTTTTAAACTTTTTTGCTATATAATTGAATTGTTCACGGTAAGTTCCACACTTATCAGCAACATCAGAAAGGAAATAACAATCTTCATTTATAACCTCATTAGCTTTATCTAATAAGTCTAAAGAAAACTCTTTAGTGATGTATTCAGCATAGTTATTATTTTCTTCAGCAGCCATTTAATACTTCCTTTTATTTCTTAATGATTTACCTAAATTAACCCATTTAGATACTCTTTCTACTTGTCTTTGATGTCTTGTTTCTGTTTTTGTTATCATAAGTATAAAAAATTAGTACAAATATACTAATTTATTTTTTATCGTTAATATACTCACCTAAGTCTAATACATTAAAACCTTTTATGTATAATTCCATTACCAACCAATACGGCATATAAAGAATCTCACAATGGATAATGTTTTTATAGAACTCGTTTTTAAAGTACTTTAGACTTTCGTTGTTTGGTGGATCAATCAATTCGATATAAGACTGAAATAAATCGTCTTTATCTTGTTGTGTTAATTCGTTGATATCTTTTAGTTCTGACATTTTATGCTATAAAATACGTTAGGTGTTGATGTTGGTTGTTTAAAAACAGGTTCAGCACATTCTACTTTTTCGCTGCTAATGATATACGATTCAATTTGGTTTACATCATTGTTTGTTATCTTGTAGAAGTATGTAATTTTCTCACATTCACAAGGTGGTTCTATGATGTATTTTTCAAAACTATCACAACTTTGTATTAATACTACTAATACGATTAATTTAAGTAAATTTTTCATTTTGTTTCTATTTTATTTATCTTTCTGATGTTACTATCTAAAAAATGTAATAGTTCTGGAGTTTGTTGTACTGTAATTAGTTCACTTGCCCAAAAAAGGCATATTGTATCGTGTTTATCGAATTGAAAAGGCACGAAGAAACCTTTTATTTCTGTTTCATCTATATAGAGATCCACATAAATATCTTCATCGGTTTCAATGTTTGTGGTTAAAAATTTTAATTTCATAGTTGCAATTTATAACAAATAAATGAATAAAACAATTAATATTGATAAATTTTATTATCTATTGTTTGCACTATGTGTCTAAATACCGATCGTTCTTGTTTGCCAGTAACATCAACGCCATTAATAAATAGTCTGTAATGGTCTTTTCCCTCTGATTTTAATTCTATATTATTCATTGTTTTAAGTATTTAATTTCTCTTTTTAAGTAGTCTAATGCTTTTTCTAAGTCTTGCAATTCATTATCTTTTCTTCCTGCTCTAAATATGTATTTAACGATATTACCACGATTAAATGTTAATTGGTAATCGTGTATAACATCAATTAAATCATAGTCTTTACCAGATTCATAATGTTTATTGGTTGCTTTCATATCTCTTTAATATTTACAAATCTTTGTTTTAATTGTGGTTGTGTTAAATGCCTTACAACGCCATCAGAACGTTTTAATTTAGATGTTGACATTGTATGGTGATTGTTACCAATCCCTTTATACGTTGAACTTGTACCAAGTATTTGATATTCGGTACTTGTATCTAAACATTTAAAGTTTAGAAATCTTATTGATCCGTTGTTATCTATTAGGTTATTCATTATCTAATACAAACTTAACTCCGAAAAGTGTTATTATTTTTCTATGTTTTTTAATTCCGTTGTAAACAAATCTATTTACTTTTAATTATTTTGTAAATTATTTAGTTTACTTAACGTTTGTTTATACTTTTTTAACCAGTACTTTCTATTGAAGTTTGCGTTTTCGTATCGTTTTCTTTCTATACTATATTTTATTGTCATTATAATAAAACATAATGCAAAGAATAGTATTAAAATTGTTTGTGCGTTCATAACTTCATTTTTTTAGATGCTTGTTGATCCAGAACATTAGATATATGCTTTTGTAAGCTAATACCTAACATTACTGCTTGAATTTTTAATACCATTTCGGTATCTTCTTTGTATTCGATTAATTTCTTTTTTGTGTTCATTGTTTATTGTTTTTGTAAATATATAAATAATATA